GTTCTGTAGGGGCAAGTTTCTTCATATCCATCTCCCTCTATTGGCGGACTGGAGCGGAGGGCACCATGCAGGTGAAACCCCCCGCCCCAGCCCTAGCCACGTGTGACCGTGGCGTTGCTATTTAGAACGGAATATCGTCAAGCGAGTCCGCAGGGGACTTAGGCTTGGCGTACTCTGGCTTCTGATAGGCGCCGTCTTCGCCTACATTGCGCTTGGATGAGCGCGACAAGATCTTCATGTACTTGCAATTGACGGCGATTTCACTGTGCTCCACGCCATCCTTGCCTGTCCACTGGCGGAGTTCTGGGGTCCCCTCGACCCACATCAAATCCCCCTTATCAACGATCTGTGCCGCCAAATCCGCACGACCATCCCAGCAGGTGATGGGGTACCACGTGGACTTCTCCACGCCGTTCTCATCCTTGCCCTCGTTAATGGCAATGTTGAAGTTGGTTACTGGACGACCCTTTTGGGTCTGTCGCAGTTCTGGCTTTGCGCCCACGCGCCCAATCATTTGCAACTTAATCATCATGGTTCTTCTTCTCCTACAACTATACGCAGGCGTTCTTCGCCCGCTTTACACTTTAGCATACCCCAGACTCTTGGGAGAAATCGCTTATCGTTGACCTCCAATCCTTTTGCTACTGCGTCTAATGTGACCTTGAGCACGTTGTCAGCGTCCATAGGGCGGCTAAGCCAGACCCATATGTCTATGGAGAGGTAACTGTCCGCCCTACTGGGTTTCCAAAAATTTTTACGCGCTGACGCGCGGGACAGGGACTCAACATACTCTTTCCATACCTTTCCCTCCTTTGTCATATAGACATACGAATTGCGAGCGCGATAGACAGCGTTCCAACTTGGGGGTTTCCCAGGGATATTAAGTTCCAGACCTCCCAATGGAGGGTCGTATGTCCGCGGCATCAATCTTCACCACACGGCACGTCTGCATCAATCTGGATACGGCAGCGCCATAGCCTAGATCATCCAACTCATCCAGTGTCCTATTGGACGTAGCGATTGTTGGTAGCATTCGACTGTACCTAGATTCAATAATAACATATAACCGTTCCGCAACCCAATCAGACGCCTTCTCTTTTCCTAAATCGTCAAGTACCAGATACGATGCCTTGTCCCTACAGTAGGCATAGTCATCCATCGCTTCTGACTCTGTAAACCTCATGTTAGATCGAATCCTGTCAAGAAAGAGAGGGACGTTGAGAAAGCGAGGATGCTCTCCCATAGGGTTGCGCTCGATGCGGTGCATCATCGCTGCAACTGTGAGATGAGTTTTCCCTGTCCCAGGCGTCCCAATCAGGAAGAACCCGCGGTCTGTCAGTTTCGCGTCTGCCCACTCACGTGCAGTGCTGAGAGCCTTTTCTGTCCCAGGGCGTGCATTGAAGTTGTCGAAGCGCGACGAGCGAAAGCGCGGAAGGATGCCCGCTTTTTGCATCCGCGTGGCGATTTGCCCCTTGAGGGCGTCGTCGTCTTTCTCTGTCACGATTCGATAAACCCATCGCGGCTCGTGGATCGCGTGCCTACAGGCTTCCTGCCGCTGCCAATCCGCGTCACGTAGGCGAGCGGGTCCCCCTTGACGTCACGGAGTGCCGCTTCGCACAGCGCCGTCATCAATGCAGGGATGCCACCTGGGAATGTCTTCAGCAACTTGGCAATGCGACCGTAATCACCGTTCTGTGGTGTAAATCCGCATTGTGCCGCCATGAACTCCCCTACACGACCCTGCGTGTTGGGACCCGTGACGACATACTCCAGCCATTCGCGCATAGAGCGCACGACGGACTCTGAGCCCTTATCTGCGGTTCCCATAGTCTCGTAGCGTTTTCGTGCCGCTGCGGCGCGCTTTTCCCGCTCTGGGCGCCCCTCATCCGTCGTCTCCTGCCATTGGTCCCAGTCGTGGACGACCAAGCCGTCCAGTAGTCCAACCCTGCGGAAGTACGGAACGTACTTGGCGTATTGCGCGCCAATCATCAATTCAATATGGCTGTCTGACTCAAACACCCCATTCGCGTCTGCTGCGGCGCAGAGCAGCGTCACCCACGCCCAGCGGGCGCGGTCGTCAGGGAGCCGTGCAAGTTTGCGGTGTCGCGGTAGGTCTGTGTAGCAGCGCCACCAGTGCCCTACTTGAGTTCTGGCAGTGCCTTCTCGCTCAGTGACGGCAGCATCCGCGTCAAGCCAGAACGCGTTGTTGGTAGCGGTTGTGGATGGCTTTCCCATTTATCGCATAGCCTCCTATATTCGCAGGTGTTGTGGATGTACGCCGTTGGGTTGGGGAAGATAGCACCTTTCTCCATCGCATTCAAGAGCCCCCGCGCGTGGACGTACAGTTTGTCTAGTTCATCCTGTGTGCGCCGTGTGGGTCGTCGATCTACGACAGGACCGCTCGCGGAATTCGAAATGATGTTGAACGTGAGCAACGGATCGTGTCCGTAGTTCTCGCGTACCCCAGCAATGTAGGCGCTTGCCTGAATGTCGTGGTGCTCTCGCCCCGCTGCCCACTTCCTGTCAGAAGTCTTGTGCTCCACGATATCGTTTGTCGTGGTGCGCATATCCAAGACCATCTTGATAGGGATAGGCAACTTCCCAAACTTTGAGTGCGACAGTTCTGCGTAGAGCGTCTCTTCGACGGACTCCGCCTCCCAATCGTCACCCTCAGCGATTGCCGCCATGAGCATCTCTTCCCCACGAGTCTTCTGCTCAAACGGATCTTTCTTTGCAGGCTCCAAGCGCCAATCCACCTTTGCGGATTCCTCAAGGTATGTCTGGCGATACAACTCCAGCGCCTTCTCGCGCTCCCCTGAAGTCTTGTAGTGCCAGTACCACGCACCAAGCCCTGAGTGCACTGCTGTGCCTAGGGCGAAGTACGACGTCGTCTTCTCTGTGCGAAGACCTGCGCGGTAGCGGTACCACCAGCGAAGCGGGCACGTCATAAACTCCCGCAATTCGCTGACGGAGAAGTGCTCAGGAACGCGCTCTTCAATGAGCGCTAGTTGCTCAGGCATCAGGAGATGCTAGCAAACTTGGAACGTGCTTCCTTCCACTTGTTGCCAAGGAAAGTGCGCTCTTCCTCTGTGAGGTTAGCGCGCTGGATGTTGCCAGAGATTTCAGCAAGATCGTCCATAGACGTCGCGCCATCAAGCGCCTTGGCAAAATCAGCGGTGCCCGTGCTTGGGGCAACAACGACGGTAGGCTTGTCGCCTGCCACCGTGCCGCCCTTGGCGCGAATCTCATCCGTTGAAGCAACGCGCTTCGATGGAAGACCCGCCATAACGAGTGCGCGACCAACTGCTGAGGTCTCGCAGTTCTCCAACTCTGAGCCGCGGGTGTACGGCGTGCTGCCAGGGATGTTCATGGCGCTGTGACCAATGCCAGCAGGAGCCTCAACGGCTCCCGTGGTGCTGTCTACAGATCCTCGATAGACGTATGCCTTCATGACAATGCGGCTATCCGTGCTGGAGACGATTTCCGTCTCAACGCGACCATTTGGGAATTCCCCGTACCAAGCGCGAAGGCGCTCAGCAACGTCAATGTAATCCTCAGCGAAACGCTTCTGTACTGGTGCTCCTGCTCCGTAAGCCATAACCTACTCCTTCCCATCTTCTGCTTCTGCGGCATCAAGATCCGCAAATAGCCTATTTTGTGGAATGCCTAGAAACTCGCTCAACTTCTTGCGAAGCGGCTTGCTAATTGGCATCTGACCATACTGCACCTGGTTGAGATAGTTCAACGAAATACCCAAATGCTTGGAGATGAATCGTCGCTTCATTCCTGAGGCGCGAAGGATATCCCACACATGCGCCGTGCGTTCCCGCTGGCGCTTGCGGACATCCTTAAGTTCATCACCACTATTACGCATGGGTTAGTCGTCGTACCTCTTCCTCTGCTTCCGTATTGGCTCCATGTAGGCGGTTCTGTCGCTCTTCTGGGTTAATCCCCACGGAATCAAGCGATGCCTCGTAGAGCATCACTACGCGTCGAACGAATTCTACGGCGCTCTCATCGCCACGCTGGGAACGAGAGAGCATCCAGAGGAAGTCCCGCTTACCAATTAGAACCTGCCCTACGTTCTCCTCAGGCGGTAGCATCAGTTGCAACCGTCGCCGCAACGAAGGCATCAGGATTGTCGCGCTTGTACGCTTCAAGGATCTGATACACACGAATGCGGCTAACGCCCATCTCTTTGGCGATTGCAATAATGCTTGCGCCAGCCTTGCGCTTTGCAAGGATTTCGTTAGCCCGTACGCTTCGGTTCTTGGAATGCCCCTCGCGAGCCTGCTGGAAATAGCAGGTCTGGCAACGGAGTGTCGCCTTGTTCGTTACATCCCCACCGCAGACGACGCACTTGCGATCTGGGTTGGGAAACGTTGTCTCAGCCACTGAATCCTCCATCTCATATCTATCTGGCTTAGGGGGCAGTATCCCCGCGTAGATCAGGACCCTCCTGAACGCTAAGCCAGCATACAGCATGCCATAGACGTCCGTCAACTAGCACTTTTCGATCTGTTTCCCTAGGGTCAATCGCAACACCTAACTTATTAGATAAACTATTTCTTGGTCGAACGTGGCAATTGATTGAGCCGCACCCAACAGACTTACGATCTGGGCTTTCGCCCTGTTCAAATAGTCGCTTCATGCTGCGTAGAACCCTCGCAAGTACTCATTGATGGCTGCTCGCCACTGCTTTGACGACTCAGTTTTGATTCGGTGGTGGTAACCGCAGATCAACACAAGGTTTTCTTCCATGGAGGGACCCCTTTTTCCAAAACCAGCGCTGTTCACGTGGTCGATTTCCATAGAAACTGGCTTTCCTGGACCCCATTGGCTGCCACACGCACCCAACATGCCTACTTTTACACCAACGCATGAGACATCACGCGCGAAAACTGCCCTAGCAATCTCTGGGAGGACGGGATCTTTGTGTGCCATGCGGGAATCTTACCTCCCTGCTTTCTTTTTGCCCTTCTTTACTGGCTTTTCCGCTTCTTCTGTCGCCTCAACTTTGGATTTCGGGGCGTTTTTCAAGACTTTGCACGGAAGGCAGAAGCACGGCTGCTTGTGGTAGAAGCCCTTTTCGCTCAAGCCTCTCGTGCCGCGTCAGCCATGCGGGAAATCTTGCCCGCCCAGCGCTTTCCAGCGTCTCCACCCCATAGAGCCCATGCAATTCTACCAGCAGAAGGGAATCCCTCCTGACCTGGCTTCCATCCCTGACCCTGCTTGTCGACTTCGTGGCGCGCAAGGTAGGCATTCATCTTGCGGACTCGACCAATCGTCATGGCATTGCCTGAAAGCATGCGCGCAGTGCGCTGCCCAGGTCCGATTCCGCCACGTCCGTACTCTTCTCGCCATGCGAGACCGCGCTTTGCTTCATTTCTCACGGATTGCGGAACAGTAAGGTCTAGTTGTGCGGACTTTTTTCCCTTTACTGGGGCTTCTGGTGGCAATTCGCCTTCTTTGTCGCCAGAGTCTTCGTTTCCACCTTCAGGATCTTCGTTTGGGCTGAGGTCCGCTGGGTCTTTCACCCGCACACCAGCCTCTGCGTACGCTTCACGCGCCGCTGGGTTGTTGTCTACGGCTAGTTCGACAATGTTGTGCTTTAGCAGAGCCTCAACCGCCTGCTTCTTAAACTCCACTTCGCTATCTGGACCAGCAGGGAGCGTATTCAGCATTACCTCGTCGTGAGGGACTTCGTTGTCATCAAGGAACTTGCGAGTTTCAGCAAGTCGCTCCTTTTGGCGTCCACTTACGATGAAGATGCGGTGATTAATCGCCTGCTCGTCAAGGAATTCAATAACGGCTTCATTTGCCTTGCCGCCGCCCATGTCGAGGGTTCCGTCAATGTCGCAAATAACGATAGGCGCTACGCCTGCCTTAGTGAAGGCATCCGCGGACTTTTCCGCATCCTCTGCCTCCTTAAGCGGCTCAATCTTATTGATGGTCGAGAACTTGTGACCAACAAGGGTTTCAGTTTCTACCCACGCTTCGCCCTTTGGTCGCCAAATCCTAATCAGCGCCGCTGGGTCTTCAGGCGTTGCCTCGACAGAGAAGTCAGAATCTGGGATTCCAAGTGTTCCGCTGCGCATGATGTACTCGATGCGACCCTGCGCAGAGCCTCCGCTTGAGGACCATCGAACAAAGTCTCCTACGGACAGGTCCTTAGGACCTGCCTTCAGGACCTCTGCTTTAGCAGCCTTACCAGCGGGCGGCGTTGGCGGGAGAGCATTACCAGCAGCGGGCTTCTTTCCTGGCTTTTGTGCTGGTGGAGTAGGCGGCGTCTTGGACGGCTTTCCTGCTGGCGGCATAGGTGGGTTGGACGGCTTCTCTCCACTTTCTGGCGGGACTGGAGGTACTGGCTTGTCCCCAGGCGGAGGCGGCGGAGGAGGAGGCGTGTTTCCGCCGTTATCTTCTGGCATAGGCGGCTCGTCCTCATCGATTGGCGCGCCAAGGACCTTCGTCTGCACGTACTGCAAATAAAGCGTGTGCGGCATTGGACCTTGCGGGGTATTAATCCATACTTCCTCGCCCCACTCGCCAATACCGTCCTGACCGCGCTCGCGAAGCGCGTCATTAAGGCGGAGCCACGGCATTCCAGAAAGCGCAGCCTTGTAGTACTCCGCCATTGCGGACTGGCTGCTGCGACCAAGTTCTGTGTAAGCGAATCGAAGGTTCTTGTCGTATCGCCAAACGATTTCTCGCGTGATGTACTCAGCAATAAGGTCAAGAAGAGGAGCAATGCCATTGTCAGCGGTGAATGCCGCGCCAACCTCTGCGGTGCTCTTATTCACGTCAAACGAAATACCAATGTCCTGTGGCTGAACGCCAAAGACGGCGCAGATCTTGCGGGCAAGGTAGACCTGCCACTCCATGAACTGCATATCGCGATTGGATGCTCCAAGTGGGGTCCACTTCACGCCCTTACCGCCGCCAACAATGGCTACCTGCGCCT